TCAATGTCTTCGGCATCTAGACCGTCTTGGGTGGCGTGAAGGTATTCACGCAGGATTTCTTCTTGGTCCATGGTCTCGTAATCCTTCTTCAACTTTAAGAAGTCCTCGAAACCACGTCCCGTTTCCTTTCGGTATTTCATGTAAGCGGCTACATCCTCGGGCATATCTTCAGCCTGCGAACGCTCCGCCATCAGCTCATCAAACGAGTTGATTTGCCGATTGTATCTTTTTCCAATATATGAAAGAACGTCTTCCTCCTTCAGCTCATTGACGGGTTCGGGCGCGGGAGGAGCCTCTTCTTCAGGCGGGGCTTGCGCCTCAGCCTGCTCTTGTTCATGTTTCTCCTGCAGTTCGCGCTCTAGCTCCTGCACTCCTTTTGGCTCTACGCCGTCAATTGCTCTTACCTTGAATTCCATTTGATTAGATTTATTACAAATTTATACATAAATAGTTCATTTTGTGTTATCGTGGTGAAAATTCAGCCAAGTCGAAGCCATCCAAACTGTCCTCGTTGGACTCGAAATTCATCGGAGGAAGGTTATTCTTACGTTGGTTGATGAGCTTGGACTGCTGTGTATTCTGAATGGCGATACGCTTATCCTTAGCCTTCTCCTTCTTATCCTCACGCTCCATCAACATGCCTGTGTTCATGTCAGCCAACTTGGTGTTGTATTGGAACTCTTCAGCCATCAACAAGCTCTTCAGCTCCGCCTCCTTCTGCATCTTCTGAATCCAAGATTCAAAGCCATTTCGGTGTCGTTATCGAACAGACCGAAAGAAGCACCGTTTGCAGCGGTACCACCATTGTATCCGTTCAAGGTAGCAAGCATGTCATCGATATCGAAGCTCATGTCGCGGTTTACGAACAACACGTTCTCTTCGATGGCACCCTGCTTGTCAAGACGTGCAATGATTGCATCGAAGTCAGTCAAGGTAGTAGGAGTACCACCACCCCATACGTTTCCACGGTTTTGAATAACATAAAACACACCTTGTGAGCCTGCTCCTACTCCCAAAATACCTTCTGCACCCGAACCTGATTCAGCAGGAACAGCTTCAATCATAGCGGTCTCAAGGTAGTCCTCGAAACGCAGACGAGTCTCATGCTCACTCTTCAAATACCAAAGGTATCCCGTAGCACCGTTCTCGGTAGTAACCTCAACCCAACCGATTTGGGTCATGTCGGAACCGTTAACAGCATACTTGTCCTTGATGATGATTGGCTTATTGGAGAAGATTGAATCTTCAGCCTCAAGCGAACCTACCATTCCGTTGGTTCCTTTTTTAAATTCAGAACCATAGATAAACATACTGCAAACGTCGGCGGAGGCAATGTTTACAGTTGCCTCATAAAAGGCTACCACAACAACTAAACCTGTTACAGACGTTACAACAGCTTTATTCGTTTTACCTGCGTTACCACCTGTGTTCACCTGAATGAAAACAGTCTGACCAACACGGATAGCAGCTGTAGTTGCACCCGAATCGGAGATAGTGAATGTTCCTGCACCTGCTGCAACAGCGGAGGCAGTACAGCTATTGTACTTGATGTGCAGACGACCTTGCTCAGCCCACTTAATCATGTCTGAGTTTGAAGGCATCTCGGCGCCAACCATGCGGAGGAAAGACGCGATAGTGCGGTTTCCATAACGCTCGAACTCCTTCTCATAGGTATCAGGAAGATACTGATTCAAGAAGTCGAAATTTGTAATGTAATTTGTAGACAATGCCAATCGCTCAGCGGCGGGTTGTAGGGCAAATGTCGGTGAGGATAATAATGAACCTGCCATTTTCTTTTAGTTTTTTAGGATTATTTATTTTTATAACTGCGGATTTTGATTTTGTTGCCCGTATCAGGGTTAACCGCCCTAACCTGTACGCCACCCTTGTTGACAACCTCGGGACTCCTACGCTCGGACATGTTGATATTCTTTGTCTTTTTCAACACATCCTCTGTAGCATCCGCAAGCCCTTGCTCATAGAAGAACTTGGCGAACTTGTCAGGGTGCATGGCGATGGCTAATGACCTATGGTATCCCGCAGCATCCTTGATAAGACCATTCTCATCCATGAACTTCGATATGAAATTCAACGGGGATGATTGGTTTTTCTTCAATTCAGCCGCATCGGATGGACTGAAAGAGAATTTCTTGTCGTTGACATTGAACTCAAAACCTTTGAATCCGTTGCCAAAAACCTCGTCGGTCTTCTTGTTAAACCAAGACCTTTTCTTCTCATTCTGCTCCTCAATGGTCTTCGCCTCATTAAGGTATTGCTTGTAAGCCTTTAGCTCCTCCAACTCTTCCTTGGAAACACCCGCCGAACTTGACTCAAGTGGCATCTTATATTTCTCTTTCTGAGTGTTGAAGAACTTTTTTGCCTCAGCAACCGCCTTCTTCCTTGCGATTTTTACCCTCTTAACCGTGGACTCTTCGTCCAAATCCTCGTCGTACCTATAGTCCTCCAACATTGACTCAATGTCTTCGGCATCTAGACCGTCTTGGGTGGCGTGAAGGTATTCACGCAGGATTTCTTCTTGGTCCATGGTCTCGTAATCCTTCTTCAACTTTAAGAAGTCCTCGAAACCACGTCCCG